GAATATAATGACGCACTACTTGTTGTGGAAAATAACAACGTAGGTTGGGCAACAATACAGCAGGTACTAGATAGAGGATACAAAAACCTATACTACAGCTACAAGCAAGACGTACTTGACTCAGACGCTTTCTTAACTAAAGGCTACGACCTAGCTAATAAAACAGACATGGTAGCTGGGTTTACAATGTCACATAAGGTTAGACCCCTTGCTATTAGTAAGTTTGATTTGCTAATGCGAGAAAAACAGCTTATATTAAGAAGTAAGCGATTAATGGATGAGCTACAAACTTTCATTTGGAAAGAAGGAAAAGCACAATCAGCTAATGGCTACAATGATGACTTGGTTTTGGCATTATGTGAAGGTTTATGGGTAAGAGACACAGCTGTACGTTTACGACAAGCAGGTATCGAATTAACCAAAGCATCCTTAAATTCAGCTACCAACTCAGCTAAAATCTACTCCGGTAGAGTTCAGAGCGATAGTCCATGGAAACAAAACATAAATGGTCGTTCTGAGGATTTAACTTGGTTAATATGATATTTATTTAAAAGCGCTTTATATGGCAGAAAATACTTCTGTTTTTGATAGGTTACGTCAGCTGTTTTCTACAGATGTAATTATACGAAATGTTGGTGGAAACCAACTTAAAGTTATTGATACAGATCGTATTCAATCTAGCGGTAACATTGAAACAAACCGTAGAGTGGATAGGTTCTCGCGTCTCTATCAAAACTTACCTGGATTCTCTTATTATCACGGACAGCTTCACTTAGCAACTCGATTAGAGTTGTTTAAGGACTATGAAGCAATGGACACAGATAGTATTATATCATCAGCATTAGACATATATGCCGATGAATGTACAACTAAAAACGAGTATGGTGACGTATTAGCAATCAACTCACCAAATGAAAAAGTACAAAAAGTACTTCACAACCTATTCTACGACATTCTTAATATAGAATTTAACCTATGGCCATGGATAAGAAACACCCTCAAGTATGGTGACTTTTTCCTAAAGCTCAACATAGCAGATAAGTTTGGTGTTATTGGTGTAGAACCTATCTCAGCTTATGAGATGATTCGTGAAGAAAACTTTGATCCAGAAAATCCAAACCGTGTTCGATTCAAAAGAGACTTCAGTGCATTAGCAGCACGTTCACACGTAACTACAGTTCAGTCAGAAGAGTTTGAGAACTATGAAATAGCTCACTTCAGATTAATTACTGATACAAACTTCCTACCATATGGTAGATCCTTGATCGAACCAGCTAGAAAGGTATGGAAGCAGATAACTCTTATGGAAGATGCGATGTTGATTCATCGTATTATGAGAGCACCAGACAAACGTATTTTCAAGATTGATATAGGTAACATACCACCAAACGAAGTTGACGCTTACATGGAAGGCATGATTAGTCGTATCAAGAAAGTGCCTTTTGTAGATCCAGAGACTGGTCAATACAATCTAAAGTACAATATGATGAACATACTCGAAGACTTTTACTTCCCAGTAAGAGGATCTGAGAGCGGTACTACAATTGAACCTTTATCTGGAATACAATATGACAGCATACAAGATATTGAATACCTAAAAGGACGTTTATTAGGAGCACTAAAAATGCCTAAAGCGTATCTTGGATATGAAGAAGACTTATCGGGTAAAGCTACTTTAGCTGCTCAAGATTTCCGTTTTGCAAGAACAATTGAGCGTGTACAAAACATTATACTGTCTGAGCTTTATAAGCTAGCTATTGTTCACTTATATACACAAGGGTTTACGGATGAGGAGATGGTTGATTTTACAATACAACTAACTAATCCATCAAGTGTATATGAAAAAGAAAAAATAGAGCTTTGGACATCAAAAGTAACCTTAGCTGGCGATATGGTAGATAAAAAGTTATTCAGCAGAGCCTGGATCTATGAAAATCTATTCCATATGTCAGAAGAGGAGTACCTATCCGAGCAAGAAAGAATAGTAGCAGATACAAAAGCACAATTTAGATTAGAACAAATTAAAACAGAGGGTAACGATCCAGTTAAGAGTGGAATGTCATTTGGAACAGCACACGATATTGCATCTCTCTACAAAGGTAACGCGGGAGTTCCGACAGGCTACGATGAAAAAGCGCCTAAAGGAGGTTGGCCAGGAGCTGGAAGACCAGAAGAGTCAGGAACCTACGGAACACACGAACACCCTTATGGTTGGGATCCACTAGGCAATAAAGAAAACAGAAAGGTTAATGAACGTAAGGGTAAGTCGCAAAACCATAAGAGTATTGTTACTGACCTAAAAGAAAGAGCAGTTAAGCAAACATTTTTACAAGATGGAGTGCAAAATAACGAAGGATCACTGCTCAATGAAGCTAACATTTTAGATGATTAAAACCAAACTGTGATATTTATTACTAGATGAAAAAGTCTACTCATAGCAAAATAAAAAACACTGCAATTTTATTTGAGTTGCTTACAAGACAAGTGACCTCAGATACGATTAAAGGTGTAGAAAAGTCACCAGCATTGACGGTGATCAAAAGCTACTTTAAGCCTACAACGGAGATTGCTAAAGAGCTTGTACTGTATAATACGCTTACAAACGAATCATATAGAAGTAAGCAGAAAGCAGCTACGTTAATTAACACGGTAGTGACATTGAGAAAGAAGCTGAACGCAGAGCAGCTAAAAACTCAAAAATACGAGCTTATTAAAGAGATTAAAAAGCACTACGATCTCGAGTCTTTTTTCTCAACAAAGCTATCCAGCTACAAACTATATGCATCAATATATCGCATATTTGAAGGCATAACAATACACACTGCAAAGGAGGTTGTTGATAGTAAATTTACAATCATAGAACACCTGACCCGCAGTGCAAAAGTAGTAAAGACTGAAGAAAATAAGCCACTACTAGAGTTTCAAAAGCAGGATGAGGACGTAAGGCTTCTAGCGTATAAGTTAATGATTGATAAATTCAACACCAAGTACGCTAAGCTATCAGCAAAACAAAGAACAATCCTTAAAGAATATATTTACAACATATCTAACACCAATAACCTTCGCGAGTTTCTTATTAAAGAGGCTTTAGATGTTAGGCTATCCTTAGAAAAAGTTCAGAAAACTGTAACTGATAAGATTGTTAAAATTAAACTTAGTGAGGCAATAAATCTAATGGGCAAGTTTAATAAACTTAAAACTGTCACAGACGATAATGTGCTATCCATTTTATTGTATCACGAATTGTTAAAAGAGCTTAAACATGCAACGAAATAACGACGAAATACGTAAGTTTGTAAAAGAAACTGTTGCTAAAGTAAAAAAAGAAAATACAACAGCCAATGTAGGAGGTTTTCTTACCCCAAAGGCTTTTGTAGGTGATTCGGATGCGGAAGGTAGTGCAAAGGCAATAGACGCATCAACAGCGTATAACGTCAAGCCACCTAAAAAGAAGAAATTCTTTATTGGGTACAAAGACCAAGGCGTACACTTGTCAGACATTAAAGAGGCAAACTATAGACAGTTTAAAGAGGATGCTAGTATGCCTCAATATAAAAAAATTAACCAAGCTGTCTTGGAGATTAATCGTAAGATTAATGAGATTAACACACTACTCAAACACTCAGCAAAGCTAAAAACAGAAGCGCAAGTAGGTGATGAGAAGTTGTGGAAAAAAACCAACGAAGCCTTGTTGAAGATTCACAAAAGACTAGCAGAGGCATCAACGTCAATTAAGAAATTTGCAAACCTCAAAGAAATAGAGCAGAAAGCATTACAAGATAAGCTAATTAAGTTGTTTCAACTAGCTAATATGAGGGTGACAAATAACGATATAGAAATAGCTAAGTCAGGTAATGTTTATCAAATTGATGTCTACATAAACGGAGAGCCTTATGGGTTTGACGTTGAAAATGATATGCTAACTTATCAAGGATTTGATAAAGAAGTGCTTGTGGGAAATTTACGCCAAGATCAACAGGTAATAGATAATCTCAAGAAGCTACTATAATACTTATAAGCATGAAACAATTACTAGTAGATAGTATAGGACAGTTATCATTTACACCACAGCAGATTAGCGAAGCTATTTCGCAAAACGATGGTAAACTCGTATTGACTGGTGTGATGCAAAGAGCAAAGTCTGTTAACCAAAACGGCCGTGTCTACCCATTAGACATACTTAGAGCACAAGCTGACAAATACAAACAAGTATTTGTAACTGAAAGACGTGCTTTGGGAGAATTAGATCACCCAGAAAGCTCTGTTGTTAACTTACAAAACGTATCACACAACGTAGTAGACCTATGGTGGGATGGTGAAGACTTAATGGGAAGAATTGAGATATTAACAACTCCATCAGGAAACATAGCTCGTGAATTGTTAAAAGCAGGTATCCGTTTAGGTATCAGCTCAAGAGGAATGGGTAGTGTAAAAAACATAGGTGAGGGTAAGGTAGAGGTTCAAGACGACTTTGAGATAGTTTGCTGGGATCTTGTATCGAATCCATCAACACACGGAGCATTTATGTCACCTATACAAGAAAGTGTAGGTAGTACAAAAGGAACCAAATACAATAAAGTGCATTCGTTGATAAACGATATAATCTCAGTAATGTAATATGAAAGCACAACAACTAAAAAAATTAATCCGTGAAGAGATTAAGACCGTTTTAAACGAA